CGTGTCGAGCGGCAGCTCGAGCGCGGTGACGAGCGATCGCCGTCGTCGCTCTTCGTCGTGCGAATCGGCCGCGTCGAGGTCGAGTGTCGCAGCATCGATGCGCTCGAGCAGCTCGTGCAGAGGTTCGGGGACAGTCCATGAGCGCTGCAGCGCTACTCGCTCAGGCGATCAGCTTCACCGACGAGAACAAGCTCCGGTGGTTCTGCAACGAAGCGGTGGCCATCTTCGAGCGCAGCACCGCCGGCGCGATGATCGACAACATCGTGCTCTTCCTGCCGCACCTCATCCGGCAGGAGGGCCACGAGTACGGCATGCCTGCGAACGAGCCGGTGCTGGGCTCCCACGGTCAGAGGATCGGCGAGCGACCAGCGCTCACGGCAGCAATCACGAGTGAGTTCCGCAACGTGCGCGGGTTCACTCCCGACCAGCGCCGCGCCGAGGACTGGTACGAATACGACTCGCTGCTGCGTCGAGTCGCGGCGGATTCGAGCCCGACCCTCGCCAACGCGCTGCGGGTCTACTACGGGCCGCTCGGCGAGCAGTGGACCACGGGTCATGTCAGCCGCCTGCTCCTCAGCGGCGACACTCAGCGGCGCGGGCGCCACACCGAGCCGCTCACGACCGCGAAGGCGCCGCGCCCACTCTCCGGCCACACTGACCGCCTGTGCGCGCTGTACCACCTGGTACCCGAGGGGCTCGAGCTCATCACCGAAGAGCGCGCCGCAGCGGCGAGGGCCGCACAGCGTGCCAGGCTCGTCGTGCAAGCGTCCGAGACCGCCGAGCTCGACGGCGGCCGACGCAAGCACCGACGCAAGGAACGGCGAGCCGAGGATGCGCAGCACATCGCCAGCGCGCTCGTCGAGGTAACCGACGAGAAGGCCATGATCGCCATCCTGCATGCTCGCCGAGCTCGAGGACGCGGCGCGAAGCTGGCGAAGGTGAGAGCGTCGGCCTACGCCCTCCGAGCAGCCGCCTGGCAAGCGTGGGGCGAGGCCCGCTGGGCGCTGCGCGACCGCTTCAAGGTCAAGGGCACCGCATGAGTGCATCCCGTCGCGACGTGCCGAAGCTCCCCCGTCGGCTGCTCAAGATTCACATCGAGGCGGCCGACCTCGCGCACGTCCTGAGCACCGATGGGGACCACTTTTCGACGGTGCGCGCGCGCAGATTTCTCTTCCGGACGAAAATCGGCGTGAAGGTCGGTGGGCGCTGGGGCTGCATTCTCGAGGACTTGCTTGGACTTCCGAAGATCGGCCCCCTGCTCGCATCGCGCCTCGACGAGGCCACGATCAACGACCTCCTCGGCAAACAAAAGCGACAGAAACGATCACGCCAAACACATATAGGGGGGAAGGGGATCGAGGGGTAGAGGGGTTACGCTCCTCCCTCGGATGCGATTCGATCTCGAAGTGGACGTGCGAGCGCGCTGCGTACGATGTGACGCCGAGCGTGCCGTCCCCGAGGCGGATCGTCCGAGGCTACCGGCGATCGGTCCCGACAACACGGTCACGATCGAGGTGGACGAGCCATGTAGATGCGGGGCCAAACGGGTGCGGCTGACTGTCGATGTCAGCTGAACACCAAGAGCGTTGAACATGGCAGCACGCAAGCGCGGCAAGGCCAGCAAGGCCAAGCCTGCGAAGTCGAAGCGCAAGCGGACGCCGAAGCGGGCGGCCGCCGAGCTGGTCATCGAAGACCGAAGGGCGCAGGCAGCGAGGCTGCGCGTCGCGGGCTGGCCGCTGCGCGACATCGCCGCGCACCTGAACGTCTCGCTCGGCACGATTCACGGCGACCTCGAGGCCGTGCTCGATCGCACGAAAGAGACGACCGACGACGTTGTGCGGCGCGAGCGCGCGGTCTCGAACGAGCGGCTCGATGCCATCACCAAGGGACTCTGGGCCAAGGCTTCCACGGGCGTGATCTCGGCGGCCGAGGCCGTCGTCAAGATCGAGGATCGCCGCGCGAAACTGAACGGGCTCGACGCGCCCAAGCGGCACGAGCTCTCCGGACCCGACGGCGGCCCCGTGCCCGTCGAAGCTAAGTCATCGTTGGAGCGGAAGCTTGAGCAGCTTGCATCCCGCCTCGAGGAGCCTGGCGGAGCGGCTGGCGGCGAATCCTCGCCTTCGAGCTGAGTTCCTCGCCTCGCTGAGCGACGACGAGGCGAAGCTCCTCGATCACTCGTGGCGCTTCTGGGGCAGACCCAAGCAGTTCGAGCCCGAGGGCGACTGGCAGTTCTGGCTCGTGCTCGCGGGCCGCGGGTTCGGAAAAACGCGCACCGGGGCTGAGGTCGTCCAGGCGCGCGCGGCCAGCGGCAAGCACCGCCGCATTGCGCTCGTCGCGGAGACGGCGGCCGACGCGCGCGACGTCATGGTCGAGGGCGAGAGCGGGATCCTCGCGGTCGCGCCACCGTGGTTCAAACCGAAGTACGAGCCGTCGAAGCGACGGCTGACGTGGCCGAACGGCTGCCAGGCCACGACGTACAGCGGCGACGAGCCCGACCAGCTGCGCGGACCGCAGCACGACTTCGCATGGGCCGACGAGCTTGCGAAGTGGCGCTACGCCGAGGCATGGGACCAGCTGTGCTTTGGCCTGCGTCTCGGAGACAACCCGCAGGCGGTCGTCACGACGACGCCGCGCCCGACGGCGATCATCAAGGCATTAGTCGCAGACCCGCTCTGCAGGGTCACGAAGGGCAGCACCGACGAGAATCGCGGCAACGTAGCGCCGAAGTGGCTCAGCACCATCCTGCGCAAGTACCGGGGTACGCGCCTCGGCCGGCAGGAGCTCGACGCCGAGATCCTCGACGACGCGCCCGGTGCGCTCTGGAAGCGCGACGGGATCGAGCGGGATCGGGTCATCAAGTGTCCCGAGCTCGTGCGCATCGTGGTCGCGATCGACCCGTCGGTCTCAAGCGAGAGCGACGAGGAGGACCCGCAGCAGCAGCCGGCGACCGGCATCATCGCGGCCGGTCTGGGCGTGGACGGGCACGGCTACGTGCTCGCCGACGCGTCGCTCGAGAAGCCGACACCGGAGCAGTGGGGTAGCGCGGCGGTCGCGCTCTACAACACGCACGAGGCAGACCGCATCGTCGGCGAGGTCAACAACGGCGGCGACCTGGTCGAGTCGAACATCCGCTCGATCAGCCGCGAGGTGAGCTTTCGGCAGGTTCGAGCGTCGCGCGGAAAGCAGGTGCGGGCCGAGCCGATCGCGAGCTTCTACGAGCAGCACCTCGTGCACCACGTAGGAGCGTTCCCGCTGCTCGAGGACGAGCTGTGTCAGTGGGAGCCAGGCGTGAGCGCGTGGAGCCCGAATCGCCTCGACGCTCTGGTCTGGGCTCTCACGGAACTGATGCTCGGCAACCAGGTCGACGACGTCGGCCTGCTGCGCATCGAGTCGGATCGGCGCTGAGGATGGCCAAAACAACCAAGCGACCGAAGGCCGACGAGCTCGACGACGCGATCGTCGCGCCCAGCGTCCGGGTCTTCACCGAGTGGTCCCCGTCGCTTCTGCGCGCGGCCATGCAGTCTGCTGAGAGCGGCAACCTCACGCGCGCCGTGCAGGTTTGCGAGTGGCTGCTGACCGACGAGCGGGTCGAGGGCGGGCTTGGCGCCCGCGGCGATGCTCTCTTTGGGCTCCGTCCCGACTTCGAGCCGAGCGGCGACAAGCGCCGCAGCAATCGCGCGGTCAAGGCGCTCGAGGCCGGTGAGGATTTCTGGGCTGCATACCCCGAGTCAGAGCTTCGGCTCATGCACAAGTGGGGTCTGCTGCTCGGCGTGGCGCCCATGCGCCATCATTGGCAGGCGCTCGAAGATCACGGCAACCGGCTGCTGCCGATGCCGCGCCTGTGGCACCCGCAGTCGCTGCAGTACAGCTTCCCCTTCCGTCGGTGGACGCTACGCGATGATCATCACCGTGAGCACGAGGTCGTTGCGGGTGACGGTGAGTGGATCCTGCACCGGCCGTTTGGTCACGACCGTCCCTGGGCGCATGGGGCATGGCGGTCTCTGGCCAACTGGGTGCTGCTCAAGCACTACGCGCGCCTCGACTGGGCGCGCCATGGCGAGAAGGCTTCGACGCTTGTTTCCGAAGCGCCAGAAGGCGCCACCAAGGAGCAACGCCGGGAGCTCGCGAAGGACCTCAAGGACGCAGGCACCGATCGAATCGTCGCGCTACCGCCTGGCTTCCAGCTCAAGCTCGTCGAGGTCTCGGCGAACACCGAGCGCATCTACAAGGCGCAGATCGACGCGGCGAATGCCGCGATCACGATCCTGATTCGAGGCAGCAACCTCAATACCGAGATCAAGGACGGCACCGGGTCGCGGGCCGCCGCGGAGTCGCAGGCTGAGCAGAACGAGGAGCCCAAGCTTCGGTTTGACGCGGAGACGGTTACCACCACGCTGCACGATCAGAGCCTCGTCTGGTGGGCCGAGTGGAACTTCGGCTCGCGCTCGCTCGCGCCCTGGCCGGTCTACCCGGTCGAGCCCGAGGAGGACCTGCAGGCGAGCGCGACGACGATCAAGACGCTCGGCGAGGGCCTCGAGACGCTCGACCGGCTCGGCTTCGAGCTCGACGACAAGGCGATCAAGGAACGCTTTCGGCTCGACTTCGTGAAGGGCCGCACCAAGCCCGATCCCGCTCCGGCCCCCGTCCTACCGGGCGCGCCGGCGCCGGCGGATCCTGCAGATCCCAAGGCACCGAAGGCGCCGAAGCCGCCGAAGGCGAAGGCCTCGCTTGGCATACGGCTCGCGAGCGGCGCGGCGCCGTCGGAGGCGCCCGGGTTCGTCGGCGGGCAGCTCTTCGCCGACGATCTGGTCGAGACCGCGACCGCGGCGGCGCAGCGCGCGCTCGAGCCGACGCTCGAGGCTATCGCACGCGCCATCGACGAGAGCGACTCGTACGAGGACCTGCGCGCGCGACTGCGTGAGATCTACCCGAAGCTCGACCAGACCGACCTGCAGGAGCTCGTGTATCGGGCCCTGACGCTCGGCGAGCTCGCGGGCAGGCACTCGGCGAACCAGGACGCGTGATCCATGGCCTTCGGCTGGAAGGTCACTCCGGACGTCGAGCGCTACGACGAGGCGCTCACATGGTTTCGGCGGCGCGTCGTCATGACGCGCGCGCAGGCGCTCAGGCTCGACGACGCCAACAAGGCGGATGCGTTCTGGGTGGGTGGCGGCCTGCAGCTCGCGCAGGTGCAGCGGGTCTTTGACGCGATCACGGCCTCGCTCGAAAAGGGCGAGGACCTCCGCGACTTCAAACTGCGGGTCACCGGGACCCTCCGCGACCCCGCGCACATCGAGACCGTCTTTCGCAACGCGACGCAGCGAGCCTTCAACGCCGGCCGGTACGCGCAGCACACCGACCCCGATACGCTCGCGGTTCGGCCGTTCTGGCTCTACGACGCGGTCCTCGACAGCCGCACGACCGACGGGTGCGAAGAGCGCGACGGCACGCTGTTGCCGCACGACGATCCCTGGTGGCGACAGGGGAACATCCCGCCGAGGCACCACCGCTGCCGAGCGGGGATCCGCAATCAACGTCCGGCTGACGTCGAACGCCGCGGCGGCATCAAGCGGCCGCCCGACGACATCGAGCCGACACCGCCCGGCTGGGGGCAGATCCCGACCGAGGCGCCGCAGTGGAAACCCGACCCGGCGAAGCACGACCGGCAGCTGCTGCTCGACTTCGAGGGCAAGGCCGCAAAGGGCACGACGACGCGCAAGCGCGTCACCAAGCGCACCAAGAAGCCGACGCTGGAAGTCGATCGCTGGGTCGACGCGTACACGCCGCGCTACGGCGAGGACGTCGCGCGCTCGGTGGCTCGAGGACGCGCGGCGCTCGAACTGGGCCTCGACCTCACCGTCGACGAGGTGCGCAAGCAGCTCGCCGGCGTTGAGTCGCCGGCCATGACGCGGGTGCGCGACGAGCTCGAGGGCCTCGACGGCAACCGCACGCTGCGTGAGCAGTCCGGCGAGCTCAACGCGCTGCTGCAGGCGGCCGCTGGCGTTGCTGGGCACCGCGCCACGATGGGCAGACGCCGCGCGTTCAAGATCTCCAAGCTCGAGCGGGACCCGCTCGGCGCCGAGGTGCTCGGATTCTTCAGCAAGGTGTGTGGGCCGGCCATCAAGATCGCCGACAACACCTGGAGCTACGGGCGTGTCAGTGGCAACGCGTACTGCATCGAGAGCGTGAAGGCCCTGCGGTACACTACCCGTGAAGGGGGAGCGGCTCTCGCGCACGAGCTGGGTCACACGCTCGAGTTCCACATGCCCGAGCTGCGCGCTCGCACGATCTCGTTTTTGCGATCCCGAGCCGGCCGCGACCATGCCACCGATCACGGTCGCAACGGCATGTGCTGGGATGACGATTTCTACCATTGGTACAGCGGCAAGCAGTACGCGAAGGACCGCCGGGCGCCCTATCGGCGCGATGCTGAGCTCGACACCACCGAGCTAATCTCGACGGGCATGGAGCTGCTCTTTGCCTACGACGCCTTTTGGGGAAACCTGGCTGCTTGGATCAAGCGGGACCCTGAGCACTGGCTCTTCGTCCTCGGCGAGCTTGGACGATGATCTGGCGCTTCTCCGACGACACGACGGCCGAGCTCGGCGGACACATCGAGGGCGCGTCGGCGTTCGCTCAGGAGCTCCGAGCTCAGCTCGCGCAGGATCGCGTGGGAGTCGCCTTCGGCTACCAACCCGGCGGCGGCGCCTGGCTCGACCGGAACGACCCGGCGCTCTTCGACGCCTGGCTCGAGCAGGAGCGCGCGCGCATGCGCGACCCGAGTCTGCGGCTGCTCGAGCGACCCGATGGGATCCCGCCGCTCCCCGAGCTCGACGACGACGAGCTGCCCGAAGACGCCATCCGCTGAAGCCATGCGAGCACATCGACCGGGCAGGCCAGGCCGCCCGACGTCTCATCGCGGCTCGCGACCGCCAGTGACGACGGTGCGGCGCCGAGCGCAGGACGCTGCGACGCCCGCGCATCCGCCTGCGAGCGCTGTCTACCACGCGCCCGAATGCAGCTGTCCGCGTTGCGGCGCCGAGCCGCACCACGACGACCACCTCTCCGACATCGAGATCGAACCATGAGCAAAGCCTGGGGCTTCATCGCGAGAGGCGAAGGTACGCCCGCGCTCGAGATCGACATCTACGATGTCATCGGCGACGACTGGCTCTTCGGTGGCGTGAGCGCGCGCAGCATCCGGCGCACCCTCAAGCAGAACGCGCAGGCGACGAGCATCAAGCTGCGGATCAACAGCGAGGGCGGCGACGTCTTCGACGGCTTCGCGATCTACAACCTGCTCGTTGAGCACAAGGCGCGGGTCGAGGTCGACATCGACGCGCTCGCGGGCTCCGTGGCCAGCGTGATCGCGATGGCCGGCGACGAGATCCGGATCGCGTCGAACGCGTGGCTCATGATCCACAACCCGTGGGGCTCCGCGCGCGGCGAGCCGGACGACCTACGGCGCTGGGCCGACGTGCTCGAGAAGATGCAAGCGCAGGCCGCGCAGATCTACGCCGAGCGCACGGGGCAGACGGTCGCCAAGGTCCTCGAGCTCATGAACGCCGAGACCTGGATGCCGGCGAGCGAGGCGAAGGCCCTCGGGTTCGTCGACAAGGTCGTCGGCAACAAGCAAGGCAAGCCAGCGAAGGCCTCGGCTCGGGCGTTCGCGATGATGCAGCTCGACGAGTACTCGAGCGTGCCCGCGGGCGTGCGCGAGCTCGTCGAGCAGGCGCGCCAGCAGTTGCAGCTTCGAGAGAGCAATCCCACCCCGGGTGGGCAGGCGGCCGAGAACCACAACGACCCGGACACCGGGGAGGAACCGAAAATGAAGAAGATCGCAAAGATGCTGGGTCTGTCGGAGAGCGCGTCGGAAGAAGCCATCGAGGAGGCTATGGGCAAGCGCCTCCGTGCAGGTGAGGAGGCGCAAGCTCTGCTCGAACGAGTCGCGACGCTCGCGGGCAAGACGGGCGACGCCATTCTCGGCGTGATGCAAGCCTGGAAGCAGGGCCACGAAGAGAACGAGGAGTCTCAGGCGAAGCTCGCCAAGATCCAGGACGAAGCGCGCACGCAGTCGCTCGACGCGGCGCTTACCAAGGCCAAGACCGAGAAGCGCCACACGCCCGCGCGCGAGCAACAGCTCCGAAAGCTGCTCGAGGACAAGCACGTGACCCACGAGGGCGCGCTCGCGATGGTGGCGACGTGGGGCGTCGTCGCGGCGATCGCTGCGGGCGGCGACGGCGCCCGGCCGGAGCCGTCGCCGTCGAATGCCGGGGGCGGTTCCCTCATGCGCCACGACGGGAAGACCTACGCGGAGATGACCTCCGCGGAGCGATCGGCGCTCCACAAGTCGAGCCCCGAGACCTTCATGCAGATGCGCGCCGAGGCGCGGCAAGCCGGGCAGATCTGAGCCCAACCCCAAAGAGCCAACAACGCAAAGCCTGATCCAAGGAAATCAAGCAGATGGCCATCACGATTCAGTCCGACATCATCACCCCGCAGATCCTCGAGGACGCAATCCGAGGGGTTTTCCGCGGCCAGAACGCCTTCATGGGCTCGGCGCTCGTTTCCAGCGGAGCCGTGATGGTGCGAGGCACCATGCCGCAGGGCGGTCGCAGCGCGATCGGCAAGACGATCGACGTGCCGTACTTCGGCACCATCGGGCCGATGGTCAACAACCCGGACGGCAGCGCCATCACGCCCGAGAAGCTCGGCATGACGAGCGAGCAGGCGACCATCGCGCGCGGCTCACTGGCCGTCGAAACGAGCCGGTGGGCCCAAGGCGTGGCTGCCGTCGACCCGGCGCTCGTCGATCCCCATGACGAGGGCGCGCGTCAGGCCATGGAGCAGGCGACGCGCTACGCCGACGATGTGATGACCGCGGCGTTCGCGGCCACGCCGCTGGTCAACGACGTCTTCAGCACCAGCAACCCCGTCTACCTCGATCACTCGCTCGCGGTGCGCTCGCGGGCGAAGTTCGGCGACGAGCAGGAGACCATCGTGGCCATGGTCACGCACTCCGAGGCCGAGGCGGACCTCGCGTCGATGCAGGACGACCAGGGCCGCCCGCTCTACGTGCAGTCCATCCGCGAGAGCCCGCAGGGTCGCAGCATCGAAAAGACCTTCGCCGGCATGCGCTTGCTGGTGAGCGATCGGGTCCCTCTGACCGGATCGAGCATGAGCGCCGTCACGGCAGCCGGCACGACCCCTCCTGCGGTGACGGTGGCGGGCACGCCGCTCGGGCCGTGGGCGCTCGTGATCGACATCGTCACCGGTGGTCTTTCGAACGGCACCGCGACCTTCCGATTCTCGACCGACGGCGGCAACACCTGGTCGGCGACGCTCACCGTCCCGAACGGCGGCGGCGCGATCCTCCTGAGCGACACGGCCATCGACTCCCTCGTGGGCGCCAACGGCAAGACCGGGATCACCGCGACCTTCGCCAACGGCACCTACAACGCCGACAACACGTACACCGCAAACGCGATCCTCAAGGTCACCTCGATGATCTGCCAGGCCGGCGCCGGCGCGTTCTGGTACAACGCCGACGCGCTCATCCCCAAGCGCGACGAGGACATCCTCGCCGACGCCGACATCCTCGCGCTGCACCTCTACCACGCGTCGCTGCTGTACCGCCGGCGTCGTGGCGGCTCGCGGCCGGGCGTGGTCGCGATCAAGCACAACGTGCGCAACTGGAGCGGTCAGTGATCACCGGCCAGCGCATGCGCGCGCGGGAGGAGGCGGCGCGCCGGGATGGCGCGCCGCAGCCGGCCCCGCTCGACGCAACACCGTACGCGGAGCGTGTCGCGGTGCAGGAGGCGCAGAACCGTCTCTCGCGCTCCGGCGGCGACCCGCAAGCACGCATCGCCGAGCTCGAGGCTGCGCTCGAGGAGGCCCGGGCGACTTCGACGCTCACCCTCCGCGCCGAAGGGCTTCCCGAGGTCGAGCTCACGCTCACCGAGGCCAAGGAAGCGCTCGAGTCTGCCGCCGGCGAGATCCGCCGACGCGACGCCGAGCTCGAGAAGCGGTCGGAGCGCATCCTCGAGCTCGAGGGCGCCTTCGAGCAGGTCTGGAATCGCACCGCCGAGCTGGAGCAGCAGCTCGAGGCGGCCGCGAGCGCGGCCCCGGACGAGACCGGCGGCGAGAGCTCTTCGGACGACGCGACCTCGAGCAAGTCTCCGAAGAGCAAGAAGCGCTAGCGCGCCGTGGCCGAGTACCGCAGCGCGCGGCGTTACTACCTCTCGAAGCGTCAGTACGCCCGCAGTCTGGACAACGACCAGGACGGGATCTGGCGAAGCAAGCAGGAAGCCGAGGCCGGGACACCGCTCCCGGCCGGCTTCCCGCTTCTCGAGCGTCTTGCTGAGTGCGGATACACGGCGGTCGAGGACCTCGACGGAGCCGACGAGAACGAGCTCGTGACAGTCGCGGGCTTTAGGAGCCGTGAAGCCAAAGAAGTGCTCGCGGCTCTGGCCGCCCTGTGAAGGAGACACACAAGAGATGCCATTCTCTCATTCCGGAAAGTTCATCGCGCCCCCGAGCTTCGTTGACCGCGCGCAGTTGCTGAGTGCGCACAAGAACGTCTACGCGGCCTCGACGCGGGCAGCGCTTCGGGCGTTGGTGTCGGAGCTTCGACACGACGGCCTACAGGCTGTCGTGCAAGCGGACGGCTCGCGCTGGGTCTTCTCGAAGACGAGCACCGCAGCCGACACCACCAACAACCTGGTGATGACGCCCGACGCCGGCTCCGGCCGGTGGTTGCGCGCCGACAGCGCGGTGCACCTGAAGCTCGCGATCGCCTTCGATACGGCAGACGCTGCCGTGCTGTTCACCGTGCCGACGGGCTTTCGCCTCGCGATCGAGCGGCTCTGGTGGGAGAGCACCGCGAACTTCACCGGTGGCACGAACAGCGCGATCGGTGTTTCGACGGCGACCGCGCCGCACGAGACGAAGGGCGATCTGCTCGGTGGCGCCGGTGGCGACGTCGCGGCGACGCTGGCTGCTGCCAACGGAAACGTCGGTGGCACGATCGGCGCGAGCTTCGGGTCCAACGGCGTCGTCGTGCTTCCGGCCGGCGCGATCCTGCGCTTCGACCGCATCGTCGATGCCTTCACGGCGGGCACGGGCTTCGTCCACTGCTTGGCGCGCGTCATCTCCTGATGGCCAACTCGCTGGCGGCGACGCTGCAGGCGCTCGGCGCCGTGGCGGCATCGGGCTCCGGCTCGAGCGTCGATATCGGCACGCTGCGTCGCGCCGCGCGGGTTTCGGTCGACGTGCTCGCGCTCTCGGGCACCAATCCGTCACTCGCCGTCAAGGTCGAGACATCCGCCGACGAGGTCAACTGGCGCACCGTCTACGCTTTCGCGTCGATCACGACGGCCTCGCGCGTGTCGGCGCTGATCGGCGACCTCAGCCGCTACGTGCGAGTGGCGTACACGCTCGGCGGCACGGGCGGGCCTTCGGTGACGTGGTCGAGCTCGATCGAGGCGCACGTGCTGTACTGCGAGCCGTCGCACGTCACGAAGTACGCCCTTCCCGAGCACTCGATCGCCGCCAAGACGATCGAAGAGCGGCTCGAAGCGTGCTTGGCTGCGTCGGACGAGGCAGACGGCTTCATCGCGAGCGCCTACGAGATGCCGCTCGTGGCGTGGACGACCGACGTGACGATGCACTGCGCCTACCTCGCAGGGGCGGTCCTGTTCGGAGCTCGTGGCGCGGACCTTAACGGGCCTGACGCGCTCGTCTTCCACAATCGCGACATGGCGCTCAAGTGGTTCGATCGGCTGGCAAACGGTCGGGTGAAGCCGCCCGGGATCGTCGACAGCACGCCTGAGACGTTCGAGGGCGGCGCAGTGGTCGAGAGCTCGCCGCGCCGCGGTTGGTGACATGGCCGACAACATTCCCGACCTGAGCGCGGTCGACGCATCGACGCGCAGCCGGCTCGAGGACCTCGCGATCGCCATTCACTCGAAGCTCGCCGACCCGACGGTCGCGCAGCGCTTCGGTCGCAAGTGGCTCGACCAGCACGACCAGGCGCGCCGGGTCATCTGGATGCATGCGCCGAGCACCTTCGAGCGACCCAAGCAGGCGGGCCCGCGCATGGTCGCAGGCGTTGCGACGCGCACCATCTGGTACCGGCTCGAGGCCTTTGAGGCGCACATCTACGCCGACAGCGACGGCGACGCAGATCTCCTGCTCGACTACCTCGTGGCCGCGGCCGCGCTCATCGAGCCCTCGTTCGTAGCGCGAGGCTATGACTGGCAAAGCGACCAGCCCAACCAAGCGGGCGAGACGACGAGGACTCAGAAGATCGTCTTGCGTGGGACGTTCACGCTGCCCGTGCTCGACATGATCAAGGTGCCGCGCAGGGTGCAGTCGGCCTCGAGCGTGGTCGGCACGATCCAACCCGACGACTCCGTGCTCCCCGAGCCCATGAGCTGAGACCATGAAAGCGACGCTGCGGTTCACGGGTGACTTCGCGGCGCTCGAGCAGTTCGAGAAGAAGATCCGGAGCGCTCCCGCCAGCCTCGAGCGCGTCAGCCGGCAGCTCGCCGAGGAGACGATCGAGCTCATCCACGATGGCTTCGAGCACTCGCGAGACCCGTACGGCAAGCCCTGGCGCGAGCTCGTGCTGCGGCAGGGAAACCCGCTCGAGGACAGCGGAGCGATGAAGAACAGCTGGCACCGCTCGCACGCGCGCCGCGACAGCTTCGGCGTGGAGAACGCGAAGGCGTACGCCACCTATCACCAGACCGGCACCGGCATCTACGGGCCGCGTCGCAGGCGCATCCGGCCTGTGCACGCCCGCGCGCTGAGGATCCCCGGTGGTCGACCTGGCTACGTCAACAAGGGCGACCTCCTCTTGAGCTCCGTCGCCGGAGCGCCGCAACGCCGAATGGTGCCCGACCGCGGGCTGCCCGAGGACTGGCGAGCTCGTTACGTCGACACCGCGACCGGCACGCTGGCCGCCATCTTTCGATAGGAGACACGATGCCGAAAGACTCTTCGAAGGCGCCGGCGGCTGCCGATGCCGCTGCTGACGCTGTGGTCGCTGAGGCTGCCGCCGAGGCGCAGGCCGACCAGCCCAAGAAGGCCGACGACGGCCTGCGCACGCCCACCGAATGGGCCGAGCAACTCGGCCTGCTCAAGCGCCGCGACCCGCGGCTGCCGCAGAGCGAGGACGTCTTCAACTGGCGGCACGCCGCCGCTGCCGTGGCCTACGGCTGGTCGGAGCACGCCTACCACCACCGGGACAAGCCGTTTCGCCTTGCGGCGGACGACTACCGCAAGGCGCTCGCGAGCATCGACCTCCTGCCGACGTGCGAACTGCACGCTGCGGCGATCCCCGACAGTCAGAAGGCGCGCATGGGCGACTTCAAAAAGCAGAAGAGGCACGACCGCGCGTCCGACTGGAAGGCACGCGGCATGAAGCGTGAGGAGAGCCGGTAATGCCAGCGATTCCGTCGTCGACATCCACGCAGCGCGACTTTGGCCTCGGCCTCACGCCACCGGCCTCGATGGTGCCCGTCATCTTCGGTCGCTCGACCCTGGGTGCCACGAACGCGCTCGAGCCCTACTCGGACCCGCAGTCCCTGCGCGACGCCCGCGGCGAAGGCCCGGGCGTCGCGACGGCCGTGTACGTGCTCGAGAAGGGTGGCGGTCCCATCATCTTCATCGGCGCCGACGCCACGGTCGCGGCGAGCAACGGAACGGTCACCAAGGTCGGCTCGGGCCCGGATATCACGCTGTCGGGGGACGCCGCTGTCGACGCCCGGCTGCGCATCGTCATCGTGACGGGCGGCGCGCTCGGCACCTCGCGCTTCAAGTACTGCTGCGACGGCTATGCCGGCGTGACCGATTCCGAGCGCACCTACAGCGAGGTCCTCGCGACTCCCGCCGGTGGGAGCTTCGCGATCCCCGGCCTCGGCATCACGCTCACCTTCACGGCGGGCACGTATGTCGTCGGGGATACCTACGAGGCGGACGTCGAGTGCGCGGCCTGGAACAGCAGCGACCTCGCGGAGGCCTTCGCTGCGCTCGCGGCGTCCAACGCCTCGTGGCGGTTCTTCGTCGGCGTGCTCAGCAAGGCCAACGGTGGGGCGAGCGGGCACGCCACCATCGCGGCCGCGCTGCAGTCGCAACTCGCGACGCTTGCGGTCGGAGGGCGGCATCGTCGCGGCATGCTGGCGGCTGACGCTGGCGAGGACACTGCGGCCGCGGTCGTGACGGCCTTCGCGTCGACCACGGCTGCCCGCTGCCTGCTCTCGTACGGGATGGTGCGGCGCGCGACGAGCAAGCCGTTTCCGGGGTACGCGTTCCCTGTCACGCACGGGATCGACGTCTTCGCGGCGCGCGCAGCCGGCAGCTTGCCGAGCACAGACCTCAAGCGGGTGAAGTCGGGTTCGCTCGACGGACTCGTGAAGCTCTTTCACGACGAGCACCTCACCGCGAGCCAGCTCGACGACAACAAGATCAGCACCCTGCGCACGCTGCCGCATCGAGCGGGTTTCTACATCACACAGGCGCGGCTCAAGAGCCCGTCGGGGTCGGACTTCAAGCTCTGGCCGCTCGGCATCCTGATCGACATCGCGACCGAGATCGTCGATGCGGCCATGCTCGAGTACATCGGCGCCGACCTCCGCGTGAAGGACGACGGCAGCGGTCAAATCTACGATGCCGACGCCGACGCGATCGAAGACGACGTCGCCCGTCGCCTCGCGAGCGCGTTGCTCGAGCCTCTGAACGCGGACGGCAAGCCCGGGTATCTCTCCGACCTGAGGTTCAAGGTTTCGCGCACCAACAACTTCCTGTCGACGGGAGTCATCATCACCGAGACGGGGCTGCTCCCGCGCGGGTACGTCGACTACATCACCAACACGCTCGGATACGTCGCCGAGCTGCCGTCGGCCGCGGCGGCGTAACGGAGGCGCAATGGGTTACCCCGACACGCAAGGCTTCGCCTACTCGTTCGCGCGCGGCGAGCTCACGCTCGACCGCATCATCTTCACCGGGATCAGCAACGTCTCGGCGGATCAGCCGACCGAGGAGGGCGTCGTGATGGGCACGCGGCCATACCCGCTCGCGCGAACGGTCGGCAGCATGGGGCTCGGCGAGGGGTCGATCACCTTCTCGGACGAAGCGGAGCGGGAGCGCTTCATCGCGCACCTGGGCAACGCGTGGCGCGAGAAGATCTTCACCCTGAGCTGGGTGCTGACGTCGCCAGGCCGACCGAACATCCGCAACACCTGCGAAGGCTGCCGCCTGCTGAGCGAGCCGCTTTCGCACGAGAGCGGCTCGGATGCTCTCGGTGGCGACATCACGTTCAGCTTCATGGTGAAGAAGATCAACGGCAAGGTCCCGCACAGCGGGATGCCTGCCCTCACGAGGTAGCGCATGGCCGAAGGCAAGGAAGATCCAAAGCTCGCCGAGCTCCGCAAGGAGCACGGCAATCTCGTCGAGCTCAGGTTCGAGGGGCATGTCGCCTTCGCCTTTCGGCGACCGACTCTTGAAGAGTGGGAGGACAGCCAGGAGAAGATTCGCAAGGCGGCGCCCGGGGTCGCGTTCCGCGAGATGTCGCAGCGCACCCTCGTCTACGGCGAGCTCGAGGCGCTCACGAAGCTCTTCGAGTCGCGTCCGATGGCTCCCGGGCTGGTCGCCGACGAGCTTAGCGACCTGGCCCGCGAGGGAATCGAGATCGTCGTAAAAAAAGGCTGAAGCTCTGGGAGGGCGCGCGACGGAGACCCTATCTCTCCGCGCGCGCCCTTCGTGCGTTCTTGCGGCAGGACGACAGTGACGAGGACTGGGCCGGCGCGCTCATCGTTGCCGAGGCGCTCGACGACATCCGTACCATTCGCACGGCCGTCGTCGCGTACATGAAGGCGCTGAGCAAGCGCAGGTGACGGCATGACGGACAGCGCGAACTTCACCGTACGGCTGATCGACAAGGTCACCGGTGGCGCGCGCAGTGCGGCTCGAGGCTTGAGCGGCCTCGAGCGCGGTCTCGGGCGCACCGCGCGCGGCACGGGCAGGCTTGCCGGCGGTCTCGACCGGGCGACCGTTGCAGGCGGTCGCTTCGCTTCGGGGATGGGGAGCGCCGAGCGGTCGACTCGCGGATTCGGCGGCGCACTCGACGTCTTCAAGGGCGGGCTGCTGACGCTGGCGGTTGCGAAGCTCGCGCAGGTCGGCGCCGAAGCCGTGCGCGCCGGGCGCGACCTCATCTTCTTTGGTCAAAACTCCCGGCTGGCTCTGGCGAACCTCGACCACTTCGGCGTAGGCGGAGCCAAGTTGTTCGAGCACTCGAGCGCGCTCGCGCGGCGCTTCGGTCTCGACCTCTTCGACACGACGAAGCAGTACCAGAAGCTGCTCGCGCTGCAGTTCAATCCGAAGGAGATCGACAAGCTCGTCAAGATGACCGCGGACCTGCGCGCTGCGACTGGCGCCACAAAGGAAGAGACGAGCGGGCTTCTGATCGCACTCGGGCAGATCAAAGCGAAGGGTCGAGTGCAGGCCGAGGAGATGCTGCAGCTAGCCGAGCGCGGCGTGAGCCAACAACTCGTCTGGGAGGAGGCCGGGAAGCTCCTCGGCGGCAAGAGCCTCGACCAGGTGCGGCAGCTGCAGGAGCAGGGAAAGCTGTCCGCGGACGTCGGCCTTGTGGCGATCGAGCGAGCCATCAATCGCAAGCTGAATCAGTCGGAGCTCGGCCAGGCGGGCGCGAAGTTCGCTGATCAGACCCTCGAGGGTATCTCGGGTCGCTTCACCGCATGGAGCCAGGACGCAGGCGTCAAGCTATTCGAGCGCGTCACCACGCCACTCACGAAGCTCGCCGGCGAGGGCCTCACGCGGTTCACGACCTTCCTCTCAAGCCCCGAGGGCGCCGCGCTGATCGAGCGCATGGCTGTCGGGCTCGAGAAGGCGCTCGACGTCGGAATCAAGCTCTCGCAGGCCTTCGGGTCCGGCTTCGGTCGCGCGTGGGATCAGATGGTGACCGGCGCGGATGCTCTCTTCGGCTCGCTCAGCGGCGGCAACGGTCTCGAGCTGGCGATGCAGCTCGCAACGACGCTCGGCGAGGCCTCTGCGCTTGCGGTCGGCTTCGGAATCGCCCTGGCTGGGCTCGGCGCTACGGTGGTGCTTGCCGGCGGCAAGCTTTGGGAGTTCGGCAAGGCTCTGGCGATGGGGATCTTCGAGCCGCTGATGCGGCGAGCGGCCGCGATCGTCGATTGGTGGGACACGCTCACTGCGACGTGGAACGACAAGGGGCTCGGACTCGTCTCGAAGTCTTTCGAGATCGGCAAGCAGCTGCTCGCGGGACTGGCGAAGGGCATTTGGTCGGCCGCTCACCTCCCGCTCGACGCTGCGATCGGGGCGCTGGTCGGTGTCGTCAAAGGCGTCCAGGCAGCGCTCGGCATTCACTCTCCGTCGCGCGTCTTCGAACGCTTGGGACTTCAGACCTCAGCCGGGTTTGCCGTCGGCATGGAAGCGGGAGGCTCGCGCATCGAGGCGTCGACCCGTGCCATGCTCGCGAGCTCCTCTCGCGCGGTGTCCTCGTGGACGGTTCCCGAAGTCGCGGAGCCTGCGGCGAGCTCGAGCAGCTACTACGGTCCCGAAGCATCGAGCTTCCGTGCGCCGCCTCCGAGCTTCGACTCGGCAGCGGTCGGCGGCAGGTACGGCGACGTCTCGATTCGGCAAGAGATCTACATCAATGGATCGCAGGATCCGGAATCCGTCGCCGACGAGGTGATGCGCAGCACGCGCCGTGAGCTCGATGCGTACTTCCGAGAGCTCGGCGAGGTCTGACGTATGGCCGTCCCTGACTGGACCAAGACCGAGGACTGGGATGCGCTGTACTTCGGCGACAAGCGCGTGCCGGGCGTGCCGCGCGTCGAGGTGACGCTGCCAACCGGTCTCGACCTCAAGAAGGGCCGAGGGCGTCACAAGGCCCGGGCGGTGGATAAGGGAGCACCGCCGGCAGAGGTCCGCATCGAGATCGAGCTGCAGCCGAGCGAGTTGGCTGCCTTCGAGGCGTTTGTGCCGCTCCTGCGGCCTCGCGATGCGACTCAGGCACGGCCGAAGCTCGAGATCGCGCATCCCCAGACGTCAATCTGGGGCATCGCAAGCGTGATGGTGGGAAAGGTCTCGAGCCCTCACCCCAGGCCCGGCGGCACGTTTCGCGTTCAGATCGAGGCACACGAGGCGGTCGAGCAGCCGAAAAAGGTCACCAAGCCTTCGAAGGTCGTCACGTCGAGCGAGTTCAACGGAATCGAGGACATGGAAGGGCTGATCTCGAGACTTACGCCGGCGACGGAACAGGAAGCGCTGCAGAGCTTCGATTCCTCGGCCGGCCTTGTGAGCCAATGAGCACGACGGCGAACGATGCGATCGTGCTGGCTCTGCGGCTGACGTTGCCCAAGCGCGGCAACTGGTTCGCTGAGCTCGAGGTCGACGCCGACGCGCCGCTCGCGTCCGCCGTGGTGACTCGCGACGCACAGCACGCGTTCGTCGGCACCGCGCTTCGCCAAGGCGTAGTGACCGGCACTTGCAGGATCGAGTTGGTCGGCGGCGCCGGCGGGCTTCGCGGGGACGTGCCGGCGCGAAGCTTCATTGGGGTCACGGCAAGGTCCGTTGTCCTCGACACGCTCGCGGCCGCCGGCGAGCGGCTCGCGGCAACCTCCGACACGGCCATCTTGGGCCGCGTGCTTCCATACTGGACGCGCATCGCTGGTCGAGCTGACGAGGCGCTCTCCGTTCTGACCGATGATCTCGGATGCTTGTGGCGGGTGCTCGATGACGGTTCGGTGTGGATTGGCGCCGAAGCGTACCCCGAGGTCACTCTCGACGCTGACGAGATCGACTTGGATGGCGGCGCGCAGACAGTTGTGATCGCGCCGACGTCGTTGTCCCTTCGCCCGGGTGTCACCCTGAACGGTCGGCGCGTCGGCCGTGTCGAGTACTCGTTCGGCCGCGACGCTCCCCTGCGGGCCGTGCACTGGATCGACCCGTGAGCGACACGACGATCATCTACGAGGCAGCGAGTGGGCCCCGCATCACGCTCACCAAGAGCGGGGGCGGGGCCTTTTCTGCTGTCGTCGAGGTTGCCGGACTAAACCCGGTCCGCAGCGTGAGCGCCGACGAGCGCCGCGCTGGAGTCGTTGCGCTGTCGCCGCCGACAGTTCGGTTGCCCGCGATTGCGTCAGCCAAGGAGGCGCATCGGCAGCTGATCGACGTCGCCTGCAGAGCGGTCGGATCCGCTCTGGCATCGAGCGACGGTGCCGACCCATCTCCGGGCGAGCTCGTGATGGTGTCCCTGAGAGTTGCGTTCGCGATGCGCGGGGCGCTGCGCGAGCTCGGCGAGGACATCTGATGGATCCCGTCGAAGCCCTCTCAGTCTTCGTCCAGCGGGTTATGCGTCGCACGCGCTACCATGCGCAGTACGCCGCAGTCGTGCAGCGGCAGCACGACGACGACACGCTCGACCTCTTGCCCGACGACGAGATCATCCGCGGCACGGGTCTGTCGCGGGTGCCGATTCGCTACGGACTGCCCGGCGTGCGGGTGCGTGTTGCAGTGGGCGCTCGCGTGCTGCTGGCCTTCGAGGGGGGTAGCCCAGCCAAGCCGCGGGCGGTCCTCTGGGAGTCAGGAGCGATCGAGGAGATCCTCTTCGATGGGGGCTCGTCGCCGCTCGCTCGAGTGGGTGACGTCGTCACCGTCTTCTGGCCAGCCAGCGTGCCGGTCTCCGGAACCATCGCCGGCTCGCCGTTTACCGGTGTGCTTTCGATTGCCTCGCCTGGGTCTGGGGTGATCGAGAGCGGCGCCGCGCGGGTGAAGGCGTGAGCCTCGAGCGCTTCGTGCGATGGGTGATGCGCGATACGCGCTACCACCGGCTCTACGCCGCGAGTGTCGAGCTCGACCATGGCAATGACACATTCGACGTTCGGCTCGATGATCCGGAGATGGCAGGCCAAGGCTTCGTGCGCGTGCCGGTTGCCTACGGACTCGCGGGCTCGAGCAGTCGGGTGGCGCGCGGGGGCTGCCTGCTTGGGTTCAACGGCGGCGACCCCAAGCAGCCGCGGATCAAGGCGTGGGCATTCGAGGTGGGCTCGGCCGTTGTGAAGCTCGCAGGCGGCGAGGCCTCGGTTGCTCGCAAGGGTGACCTGATCCGCATTTCTGTCGGACCCGGACCAATACCGGTGTCGGGCATCGCCGCCGGGGACGTCACCAACCCGTCGCCTCCTCCACCCACTGTGCCGCTTCCGCCCGCGGCTCAGTTCATCGGGGTCGCGGTTGTGGCCGAACCCGTCTACGGGAAGATCATCGCCGGAGCTCGGCGCGTGAAGGCGTAGGGCCATGCCGCTCGACTATCGAGGACACGTCACGCTCGGCGAATGCGTGCCGCTCGCCCTGCGCGCGAATGCCGAGCTCGGCGCAGCGGTCTCGGCGTCGCAGCCGGATCTGCAAGCGCGAGTGAATGGGCTGCTTTCGATCAGCGTGCGGCCTCCACCATCACTCGCCGACCTGATCGCTTCCGTGCAGGCCTTGCTAGCGGCGCTGCAGGAGCTTGCGGCCGCGCCGCTGCCCGACGTGGACGCCAACGCGGCTGCGCTCGCGGAGCTGCAGGCGCAGCTTGGAGCTCTGCAGGTCAGCCTGCAGTTCAGCCTCGACTTCGGCGCCCTGCTTGGCACGCCCGGCGTCCACTACTACGCGTACCTCGGGCGCGCGGACGGATTCGGCGCCGCGCTCGGCGCGCACGTGGGCAGCGGCCTGTCGGTGCCGCCCTCGGCGCAGATCGCCG